TTTTAGGTGGCATTAATACCACTCCACCACTTGCTTGTACTTCCATTTTTTCTGTCTTTGCTAAACCAACTCTATCTAGTAAATCTTTTGCAGCAACCATTTTATCTCGTATGCCTAATTCTGTTGGGTCTACTAATGCACCTGTCATTGCTACTGCAGCTCTAGGTGCGTTTCTAGCCATATACATTTGTGTTGCTTCTAGTATTTCTTCTTTGATACCTTTCATAATATCTGTTGTTGAAGAACTGTTAGAATATCCTGCTAGTTTTTTAGCAGTAACAACATCTCCATTTGCTTCATCAAATAATACACTAAGAAATTTTTGTTGTTTTTCTGTTAATTGTCTAGTCATTAGTTTTTATCTTTTCTTTTAATCTCATAATTTGTTTAGCAAGTTTATCTGCTTTTGCAGCACCTCCTGTACCTGTGCTTAACATTTTAAATTTTAACTCTAACTGAGCTAATTTTTGTTTGTTATTTAAAGGTTGTTTATTATTTAAATTATCTGTTTGGCTAAATTGAAAAAAATTTGCCATCTTAAAACTCTCCACTTCGCATAGCGATTGCCATTTTCTTTGCTCTGCTTTTTACCTGTCTTGCCCATTTGCTGTCTAACATCTCTAGTGATGCAGCACGAAAAAACTTTTCTTTTTTAATATCAGCTTCTACTGCTTTGTGAATATTTCTCCACATATTTTTAAACTTACATAATCTTGGTACACCCATGTTGTAAGCCATATCCATCAGTATAAGCTGACGTACAGCATCTAATCTTTCCACACAAGGGTGTGCTTTAGAAAGTTCATCTTCAACAATCTGTACGTCATTCTCTGCAAGATATATTGCATCTGCTTCTGTAATACCTTTATCGTGAATATCCTCTATAGATGTTTCCATCTGTGCAAGTTCTTCAGGAGATATCCCTCTATCTTGTAAATTTCTACCGATACCAATAGTGTCTATTCCTAAACTATCTTGATATACAGTTAGAACGCATCCCTCATGTTCAATTAATTTTTCTATAAATTGTTTTCTACTATACTTCATTTTTTCTTTCCACTAAACCCAAAGTATGCTGCAACTAATGCAGACAAACTACCATACATCATCATTAGGATTGCTTCGGCACTTGCAAACCTCTCTGGACTCACAATCACAGCCACAGTCGCTACCATCATCATTACAAGTGCAGCCCATGCCATGTACCTTCTGTTCTTTTGATACGTTGCTTTGTCCGGTATTAAGTCCGAAGTTTCTTCTGCCATTATTTTTTACCAAAGAACTTAGTAGCACTGCGAACCCCAAAGGAAGCAGCAACAATGACCCCAAGACTGTACTGATACCATTCTGGCATTTTTTCCAACTGTTCAAATCCATTTTGTACAATTCCTTCCATACCCGGAATGAAGGCTAAAATTAAAGGTATTGAAAAAAGTACAACTAACCATTCGTCTTTCCACGAGTTATGCGAGCCTTTAGCCATTTCCAAATCCCAGTCAATTTCTCCTGTAGCTTTCTTTTGCATAACGATAGCTTCTGCTTTAGCTTTTGCCACATCTGCTTTAACTTTTGCTTTACCTTTTTCAACTTTACCCTCCAACCATGTTGATGCTAAACTAGATATAGGACCTATTAATGCCTGTATCACGACTTATATCCTCCACCTGCTTTTTTATAAGCCATAGCCAACATCTGTGCTTTTCTAGCACTCCATTGACCCGGTCTTCCACCTTTACTGCCTGCTTTAATTCTATTAAATATTCTTTTTCTTAACTCAGGTTTTGTATAGTTACCAGCTTTATTAACTGTAGATTTTGCTTTTTTCTTTGGTCTTTTTGTTGCTCTTGGTGGCATTATGTATATCTCCTAGTTATACGAGCTATTTTTTTAGGTTGCTTTACAAATTGCTTACCTTTTTTTGTTCCTGCTCTTTTTGCTTTGCTCGTTGCTGCATATTGTGCAGGGGTTAATGCTTTGATAGCTTTTGTTGGTAAATATCTTTCTCCTGTTTTAGAAGAAGGTTTACCTGATTTGGTTCTCCACTTTTGTTTTCCCCAATCTTTTAAACTTTTTTGTGATGCTCTTAAAGCCATTTAAACTCCCACCAATTATTATAATCTCTTGCACAATCACATATTGTATTTAATGTTGCCATTCCTATTGCATATATAAGATATAATGTTACAATAATAGTACAAAAATGTAAAAAATATGTTGCTATTTTTTCTATCATAATGCAGGTTTTGACATTACTAATATCATAACTGCAACTAAACTTAAAACAATTAATACTAACCCTATTACTCCACCTATCATCTTAAAAAAATCTATATTCTCTTGTCGTTCTATTGCTCGTTGTTTTTTCTCTTCGGCAAGTATTCTTTTTTGTTCTTCTATTCTTTTCTTTCGTTCTGCCAAAATACCAGCCCACGTTCCACTTCCAAATCTGAGGTCCACCATCACAGCCACCTCTCTGAGCTGCTCGGCAGCTAACTTAGCATCTATGATTTCTTGTGCTACAGATTCTGTATCAAAATTAGAAAATCCTCCTGATTTTTTAAATCTTGCTTTTTGTGCTTCGGACTCTCCCTTTATCAAGTTATCTATCTCTCCTGCTATATCACCTATATCTTTTGCAGTTTCTATATTTTGTTTGATAAAGTCGGTAGCCTGTTTTACTAAAGCTATTCCTGTCAAAACTTCTGCGACTACCATTTATATATTATCTCCGTTAGTCTAATATGTCAAGTATATCTCTATGCTTTCTCCAAAACCAATTACCTATTTTTGAAAAAGGTTTTCCTATATACAAGAAGGTTAATCCAAGATAATAGATAAACTTTTTTGGTAGCTTATGCCCAATGTGTTTTAACTTTATCACGTTTATTAACCTTCTTTTTATGTCTTCCCGGTCTACGAATACGCTTCTTGGGAATATATGTTGAACGAACAATTTTTGGCACTATCGCTTTTTCTTAGCCATCTTAGCCATACCACCACCCATCATTCTTTTTCTTTGAGTCATACCACCTCCACGCATTTTAGTCATACCACCTCCACGCATTTTGGTCATACCACCTCCACGCATCTTTTTCTTTTTAGCCATTTTAGCCATGCCACCACCCATCATTCTTTTAGGTTTCATCATGCCACCACCTCGCATTTTTTTCTTAGCCATTTTTGCCATTCCTCCTTGCATCATTTTTTTAGCTACTGTAACCATACCACCTTTCATCATGTCATTTGCAAATTCATAAAACATTCTGTCAATCATTTGGTTTGGCATACCTTGTTCTCTTAACATTCTAACGACATCTTTTACATTTCTATCGCCTGAATAAACATCATCTCTTAAAGATTTTGCAATCGGATAAAATTTATTACCTTTTTTAGCCATTGCTACTTTTTTAGTTTTAGAAGGTTTTTTCTTTCCTTCTACCATATCCATAGCACTAAAGGCTTGAGGTTTTGTAATTCTAATCCTTTTATCTTTTTCTTTAGATTTAGTTGTTCTAGCCATTTCTTAATCTCCTTCTTTCTATAACTAGGCTTTGATATATCCATTCTGGAAAATATTGATAATATCCAGATTTCTCTAAACTAAGTGCAGCGTCATCAAGTGTGGATAATTTCTGCACAAACACCATTGCATACTCTAACTCTTGGTCAGTTATGCCTTCATCATCCAAAAACTCTAATCCTGCAGTAACAGCATCAAAATCAGGATGAAATACCATCAAGTGCATATCTTTGCCTAGTACAGATAGAACCTCATTGATTCCATCACAATATCCGTCAAGATATTGCATTTCAGGTATATCTTTATCACAAGCCCATACTACAATATCGTACTTGTGATTATCAAACTTTTTTACTTGTGTAGCTAAA